AGTACAAAAAACGTGGTGGTACTTACCGAGTGGAGAAAAAACGTGGCAAGAAGTAGTGGCGGTCTTACCCGTTGGTTCAAAGAAAATTGGGTTGATGTAAAAACTGGTAAGCCTTGTGGTCGTTCAAAAGGCGAAAAACGAGGCTATCCAGCTTGTAGACCCAAAAATCGTGTATCAAGTAAGACACCTAAGACTGTCGGAGAGATGACCGCAGCCGAAAAAGCTAGATTTAAACGTGAAAAAACAGGTAGTAAGAAGATAAGTTATCAACATAGACGTAAAAAGAAGAAAAAATAACTGTGAAAAACGCAGTTTCAAGGTAATATATTGTTATAAGTAAATTTTTCTTAGAATCATGGCATTTTTTCGTGGCGAAGAAGGCTCTGTATCATTTGATAACGGAACTGGATCAGTTGGAGCTATAGCTTCTACAACAGCTTGGACTTTAGATACATCAAAAGACACCCTTGAGTGTACTGCTCATGGAGATACATCAAGAAAGTATGTAGGATCTTTAATTTCTGGTTCTGGTACTGTTGATCTTCTTTATACAGCAACATCTGGAGATGATACTGCTGAACTTATTACAGATGTATTAACTACTGAAGATGCTGGTGACGCTGCATTTAATCTTTTCTTAGATACATCAGGCACTAAAAAACTTAGTTTTAATGGAATCATTACAGGAACTTCGTTTAGTTCTACTGTTGGTGATATTTCTACAGTATCAGTAAGTTTTGTAACAACTGGTGCTATCACTTCTGCTATCTAATGCCTAAAGGATCTTATTCGAGCAAACAACGCAAACTTGCTGCTGTTGCTCCACCACGGGATAAGATCACTGCTGCTGATCTTAAAAAACTACGTTCTAAGAAAAAAAAGAAAAAGAAGTGA